GCCAAGTTGTCAAAAAGGTAACTAACCTAAAGTGATTACCCTGTTAAGGGGCTCTCACGGCGAAATCCTCAATGTAATAAGAGGTCCGCCTGAGCTTCGATACTACAGGACCACCGCGAATCGGTACGGATCCGTTGCCATAAGCGACGGAGCGTATGATTTTACCGCCCTTCCCCAACTTGAGGGATTGGGCGGCCCGGCCGAACAACCGGTATTTCACGGGGTTGTAGTCCTTGTTGCCATCTTCCACACTGTACAATAGGTGGGCCTTCGCTGACCAGAGGTTGTCCATGACAACCTCGGTCGTGACAGCTGCCCATGTGTAACTACTGTACACCTGCTTTTGTAGGTCCTTGTCATAGCCTGTCACCTCAAAAAGGTCGATAGGTTCAGCAAGGCCATAGTCAAGTACTCCAAGAATCTCGGGGTACCGAACCACGCGAGCAGGCCGAGGAACGTAACTGCGCAACCGATCAGCAGCACCAGCATAGGCCCGACGTACGCGAGCATTCGTTGCAGGATTTGCACGAGCACGCACGCGATTTGTGAGACCATAGAGGCTTTGCATCCCGGTAACGGGTTCCTTCCAATATAGTGTGACGACTTCTTCTCCATCATAGTAATTCCCTCCGCAACTCTCTCGAAACTTTCCTGTGATATGAGTTTTATCTTCATTCACTTGAAAGCCCAGGAAGTCGCATAAAATTAAAAAACGAGGGATGCCTATTGAAGGCATTATGATGTCATCTCCGTAGACCGTAAGATCGGTAATATCAGATCTGGTCCCTCGTAGGGCCTCCTTTGTAATTGCATAAAACAGAAGGCTTTCGAGTTCGAAGGTGAAACCGTTGCCCATCGCCGCGAATTTATGTAATCGGGTAGGTACCCGTTCACCTTTTCGCGGAATATACTGACGGGCACTGACACTGGCCATAGCCGAGTACCACCTAGGTGGAAATAATGCTCGGACAACGGCAATTGCAATGGTGTCAGATGCGGCTTTGAGATCGACAGTGGCTAAATGCGACCATGAACGGCTGGCCATGCGGGCCATCTTCCGGTGAAAAAGCTGTCCACCGAAAGGTTCGCCCTCTGACGTTTTATTGCCAGAGAGGTCAATACCGATACGTTTCATCCGATGCCTGATCATCGCCCCTATACCTTTTTGGAAATACAGGTTAAGGGCGCAGGTTATCAGAATACTGCGTTTAGTCTTTGCATTTTTGTCGACGAAGTCAAGCTCATCCCCCAGCGCGGCCTTCACAGGCTTAGCGCTGGCGTCCGCCCAGCCAGGGACGTGTTTTAGTAGTCCCTGTGCGAACTGAAGATCCGGCCCTGAGAAAATAGGCCCTGCTAGCATCTTGTGGTAGGGGCTTGTTGCGCCGCGTGTTTCCACGCCAGCGTTTACGCCTGGGCCAAAGCCCGATTTTTCCAACCACTCACCTGGAGAAAATTCACCCAAAACAGCATAGATGGTCTCCTGGATTCGCCGAAGCGAAGCTAGCAGTGATGAGTCCTCATCGTTTTCGCTCTTTAGGTAGGAGCGTACACGGTGATTTGTCACCCTACAGCGTTGCTCTGCGTCATTAAACTGGCGCCGAGCTTCAGCTTCTGGATCAAGATCAGAATGCGTAAAGCCTTTATACTTAGCTAGCCATGCCTCCGCAGCGATGTCTTCATGGGTGTTATTGCCATGAATAACGGCTTTGGAGTCGACTAACTGTTTGTACTCCCCATAGCGCAACAAAATTGAACAGCGCAAGGAGAAAGGAGTGTTCAGTTCCTCAAAGAACGCATAACTGACTTCACGGACGATGTGATCAGCACGAGAAGCTATCGCCTTATCTGACTGACCGTCGAAGGAGCGCAAAGCCCCTTCGATTTGTTTAAAGCTGTATCTGCTTGACATGTTACTACCTCCAATGGGGGCAAGTAAACTCGCAAAAATCAGACCTTGATCTTAGCTTTCGTGATCAGGTCCTGGGCTTCGATCGACACACCGACATTGGTGGTATTATACCAATACTCGGTTGCATCGTTCGTGCCCGCGATGTCGGCAGGTACGTAGTCAGTCACAACACGCATGCAGTAGCGCGGCGTGCCATCGGCACGCGGTGCCATGGGCACGCGGAGGACATAGCCAGAGCGGATCACACCGGTAGCAAGGTTTTTGGGCAACGTGACGCCGAAGTGGACAGTTTTCATGTCCGCCAGAGTCACACCCGCAACATCCTTGTTCGTGAAGAGGACGCCGGCTTCGTAGCCCTTCGGGGGTTCCTCGCGGAACACCGCCAGGGTGTCGCCACCAACGCCAGTGTGGTCATTTGCCAAGATAATGGACATATCAGTTCCTTGTTTTGGATTTCAGCGTGAAGTATAGCGCCGAGAACCCGCTGGTGAAAAGAGACGTTGCTTGATGAGAGCAACACTGGAGGCAATACGCTGCAGATTGGTAAGCCCTTGTCCCAGTTGAACTGGGGGTTGAGAGCCGTTCCAAACACTACGAGTATACTCGTAGTCAAGCAGCGCCCCGGCACGAAGATGTGCATGGATGCCAAGCGAACCAGACACAGTGTGAGATACGCTAGGATCAGAACTTAGATCCAAATTGCAGTAATACGCGTTCTCTTTTGTAACTGCTGTGTAACCAGTTATTACGCCGAGACCCGCAAGGGCCGTAGCGTTCTTTAGGTACGTCCCAATATCCAGAAACCAATCAAGCACAAAAGAACAGCTTGTCAGCTCATAGATGTTGGAAGGTATATTACCCACGGTCTGGTTTATATTCCGCGGGTCCAAGGACTCGACTTTAACCACCAAGCCAGCCCTACACCTCGCCGCGTGAAGTTCATGGGTAGTGAAATTAGCTCCGATATAGTTACCCGGAGACACATACCACCCTTTTACAACTCTCCCTTTGAAAAACAAGGTTGCACCACCATTAGTGGTGAAACCAGAGGGGAGAACGCGGCTAGTACTCGACACGGAATAGGTTTTGGGCTTATCATAGAAGCGTTGAGCTGCCATATTGGCCAGACCAACAGCATCATAATCAAGGTTAGCCCATCCGTAGTAAAACTCGAGTATGAGGTTTTGCCATCCCATATCGGTCTTGCCTCTGAAACGAGGATCACTCGTCCAGAAACCGGGTGGTACTCTAACAGTACCGGCACGAGCTGCCGTATAACCAGCAACTTTTACCTGAGATAGCTTTTGCACCTGTTTCGCAAAGAGACGCTTCGTTGCCGGATCTGCATCTTCTGCTTGCTGACGCAAGTCGAGAATTTGCCGATCTAGACGACGTGCGTTATCTGCGGCGAAGGCGTATTGCTTAGCTTGCGCTAGCTTCCCTCGCTTTAGATAGTAGAATATCTTTGCTACGTCACGAGCCCGGGTTGCGATCATCTTGGTGGTTTGGTTAAATTCCATCAAGGTGACGACTAAATTCGCCCGAACATCACTAGCTTTTGTTAGACAGCGGTTCTGACAGTCAGCTAATGCCTGAGCGATACGCGTGTGTGCGGTATTCTGCATCCACTCGCCGTTCAGCGCTGAGCTGTAAGCATTTCCGCCAACCTCCATCGACCAGTTAGAGGTGGTTATACCACACTCCGGCGACTCGTTGTAGGTGCTTGTAATCAGCATAGGAGCATTCCGGCGTCGATAGACATACAAGGGTTTCGTGGGTTTGACCCCATATACCTCAATAAGAGGCCCTGTAGTTTTGACGACTTCGGTGTGACTTAACGTGTAGCTATGTGCCCGAGAAGCATTCGTCGTATAACAGGCATTTCCACTCTTGAAGTGACGAGTGGCGGTGTCTGTCCATGCTAGAATGTTATTCTCGTTTACTAATGGCATCACAGTCTCCTTGGTTAGCTGATAAGGAC